CTTGAACTTGAAGACGATGTAATTTCAAGAAACGGAATATCTCACCCCGGCTTTTTGCCTCAAGATAGCGCGCTTGAGGTTTTAGATCGTGGCTAGTCTTCTCTCGCAAGTCGCAACGGGGGTGTTAATGCCCATATCAAGCCCAAAATTTCCCGCAGGCATCGCGGGTATTTTTGGCATCGTGCTACCATGGGGCCCACCGAACCAACTAAAAAAACTTTTCGTTGACTCCCAAAGCCCGTCAATTAATTTTTTGAATGGCTCGACGTTATTATATAGAAGTGTGAAAGCGGTTCCTAGGAGGGCAACGCCTGCAATGATTAAACCGATAGGGTTTGCGAGTAACACCGCATTAAAAGCGGCCATGAAAGGCGTACCGGTTGCGATCATTCCGATAAAAGAAACAAGCGCACCGACTGCGGGGCCGATGATTGCGCCCGCGAACGAAAGGAAACTTGCGACCGCCGGGCCGATGATATAAGCGACAACCGCAATCAGCGCCACGTTGAAAGCTCCAACGTAATCAATGATTGTTTTCAAAACCGAAATTACAGGTTGAAGGCTCGCCCAAAGCGATTTGAAAAGCTCGATTGATTTGTCAATTGCACCGGGGAGAGATTCAGCAAACGATTTCGCAAACGCTCTAATTTCAGGGGTGTATTTTATAATATATTCTTGGAGGGATTTCCCGAGCGCCAAAAGCGCAGGGGCCACGGCCGCACCAATCACGTTTTTGATCCCCGTAAATGTCGCGATGATACCTTTTAGCGCACCGTCAAATTGCGCTGCGATTTTGATTTCGTCCTCGGGGATAACAGCGCCGATCCGTTTCGCCTCTTTCCTAAACTTTTCTATGCCTGCGGAGCCCTCCGCTAACATGGTGACAAGGGGGCCCCCGCTTTTGCCGAAAACTTTCATGACAAGCGCGGTTCTTAAACTTTCGTCTTTGACCCCCGCGATCCCGTCCGCAAACTCAGAAAAAACTTGATCGCTCTTTTTGGCCGATCCGTCGGCCTTATTCATTTCAATGCCAAGCGCATTAAATGCGTTCATTGCCTCGCCGGTTCCCATGCGGGTTTCGACCATGCCTTTTTGAAGTCTGGTCATTGCCGCTGTGAAGTCCTCTTGTGAAACGTCGGCTTGGAGGGCCGCATATGCGAGCTCCTGAAAAGCGTCGGTGCTAATCCCGAGACGCTCTGAAACATTTTTTATGTTATCGCCGGTATTTGCAAAACTATGAGCAAGGGCGAAAAGACTAGCGCCCGCGCCCGCGATTGCGAGCCCCGCTTTAGTCGCGGCGCCCACCACGTCACCTAAAAAATCTTTTCCCTTTGATCCGATATTGCTGAGAGATTCAATCGCCGGGCCTGCGCCGATCATTTTAAAAGCTTTTGAAATTTCGCCGCCAACGCCCCGAAACGCCATTTGCGTTTTCATGGCGGGCGCGGTGATTTTCGCGAGCTTCGCGTTCATGCCCGCGAGCTTGGCCGTGACCTCGTCGATAGCTGTTAATTTTATGACTACCGGGACGCTATTGCCTGCCATGCGCTGAGTTTACCTCTTTTGCTCGCTCAAGCCAAAAAATTAAATCGTCAACGTCAAGCTCCCACAATTGGGAGGGCGCCCAGTGAAATTCAGAGGCAAAAAACCCTAGGGCTCGCTGCCAATCACGGGGCCATTCCCTAAAAAACTTGCAATCACTCCCATCACTTCGTTCATGTCGGGGATTGATAGCTCGTCCATTGCTTTGCTCGGCTGACCACAAAGGCGTCCTGCTAAGTCTAGGCACTCACTCACGCCGGGGGCTTGAGGCATCCCGCGCATATGTTTTGCCTTTGGTTTTATAAAAACAAGCTCGGTTATGGTTTCACTTCCGAACTTTATGGGCTCTTTTAAAATCAGTTTTTTATCATTCATTAACTAATTTCTTCGCCTGAAACTCCCGATAACTCAAGTTGAATATTTCCCTCATCGGTTTGAACCGAGCCGTCACCCGAGTACCATGCTTGACGCAACACAAAAACTTTTCCGTTTGCGAGAGACAAGGTCACCGTCGCGTTTTCTAAAACAACGAGAGCACCAACGTCAAGCGATCCACGGTCAGTGATTTCGCCGGAAATCATTGGGACGGTTGGGGTTTCTTTAAAACCATGCACGCCATTTGACCCAATTATTGCCTCGCGTTTCGGGGCTCCAAAATTATAGGTGAAGCTCCCTTTTGCGTCGTGAAGTTCACCGTTGATTGCGAGTTGAATTATTCCCGCGCGTCTTTGATCTGCCATTTTTTAAATCTCCTTTTTAAAATTAAAGTAAAAATCCAATCTGGGTACCCAAAACAGTCAGGGAATTTACGAGGTCGGGGCTCATCAAGAAATCCAAACGATTTGGGTCGCTAGCATTTCTTTCGACAATCAAGTCGCGCTTGAACTGATCAAACCCTTCGACAAGTCCGAGTTCTTCCCACTCCCTGAATTTTGCAACGGCTTCCGACTTCCCAATTTTTGGCGTTATGATTTTTTGCCCAGCGCCAAATCGTGCGTCATCGCCTGCGAGCTTGGAGCGGGGATATTTATTAAGCATCGACACGCGCCAATCGTACCTGATATAAGAAAGAGTGAGCAATGTGTTTGCGTCAAGGTAAGCTGTATCCGCTGCACTTGCACCATTGACTTGATACATTGTTATCGCGCGCTCAAGTTGAACGCCGCCGCTTGCACTCTCTTTGATTGTCGCGATGCCGTCCATGAGCAATAAATTTCTTTCGCTCAGTGTGAAAAGCACGTCACTCGCTGGGGATTTAATCCCAGAAAGGGCGAGAGTTTGAAAAGGTCGGGCCGGATCTTGTTGGCCGTAAAAAGCGATGATTGCGCCCGCTGCGCAAGCTACTTCAAGAGGCATTTCGAGATACTTATAAAGCCCGAAACAAACCACATGCTTTGAGTTACGCCCGTCACCGAAGGTAATCAAATTTGCGTGAGTGTCAGATTTTGCAGTCACGACAATGCCGTCGTTTTGTCTTACTGGTCCCCAACGGTCTAACATTTCTGCCTCAAGCGCGGTCAAGGAAGTAGCGTCATTGTAACCCGTCATAACAACGTCGTACTGTACTTCACCCATTGCTGAGATTGAAGCCGTAAGAGAAGGGGCCGTGGTCCCGCTTGCCATTGCAACGATTGCAACCGACACACCAGTTGGGAAAGCTTGCTCGTCAAGGTAGTTAAAACGCATGTCAATGTCATTGCCGAGTAAACCCTTGTGTCTACAAGACACCGTCACGACGTTAGTCGCAACCGTGGAAGTCACGGGGAGGTCAAGCACGAGATTGATTGCGGCGTTGATTGCAGTCGCGATGTCATTTTGAACGTCACCACTTGCTACCGCGATTTCCACGAGTTGACCAGCGATGTAAAGTGAAAGAGTGCCCGCAGCGGTTGCCGGACCGGTTACTGTTAAAGTACCGGAAGCGATAACGCCCGCGCCGTTGTCGGCTTGGGGGATAACTGTCAGACCAGTGTACTTATTATTTGCAAAATACTTTTTGCAAGCCAAGTGCGCGAAAGATCCGCGACCGAAAAGAGTCAAAGCTTGAGCCTCACTCGTAACAGTCACCGCAACGTCAGCGGTTGCCGTCCCTGCGGAGCGTTTTTGGGCTAAGATCAAAGCTTTATAAACTTTGATTGCGCTGCCTTGCTGCGCCTTACTCGAATCAAATTCGATATAAGAAAAGGGTACTCGAATACCGCTTGGGATTTCGTTAAATGAAATGGACATTGTTTAAGCTCCTTCTTTCTTTGCTTTTTTCTCAGATTTAACGGGCTCGTCTTTCACTTCGACAACGTCCCCGCACATAATTCGTCTATGCCAATAAGTATCTATAACTTTAATCTCGGCGCCGCCTTCGGGCAAAAACTTTCTAGTAAAAGGGTCGCGAACTAAAAGACCCGGTGCGCTTGGTTTCAATTTCATGCTATCCCCTTTAAACTTGTGGCACGTCCACAAGGTCGTTATTCTCAAAAGTCCCGTCAGCTTCAGGCAAATCAACCTTAGTGCCCATGCTCAAGAAATCATCGAGCTCACCGGTTAAGTCTCCCGGCAATCTTTGGAAGTAGTGCATCAAAAGATTAATTTTGGCCGCACCAATTGGCTTTTCACCGTCGCTTAATATTTCAATCTCAGTGTCACCCAAAAAGCAGTCAGATACAAGGCTGTCAAAATATTGATCGGAAAAAACCGCCTTCTCAACCTGCTCGCAAAAGTCGTCAAGCGCGTCGTCTAGCGTCTCCTCGCGATCCGATTGCGCGACGAGCTCAATGCTCACCGTAACCGTGCGCTTAAACTCGCGGGGCGCTTCCGCTGACTTCTCGACTTGCTCGTTTTTGGTGTAAACCAAAATCGCGGGCAATTCTTTTGGTTGAAGGGCAACGGCCCGACTTCCAAAAACTCGTCGCTCGGCCATCGTGCCCGCTTGAATAAGCCGGGAGACAATCGCGTCACGAATCAATTTCCTTTGGTGCGCCATTACGAGCCCAACCTATTTAAAATCAAGATTGCACCGCCTTGGGTGTCCTCTCTTGCCTCTAAAACCCGGTAAACTTTTGAGTTAACCGTTACAGTGTCGCCCATTTCGGGAAACGCGGGAAGGTCAGCCACCCTAACCCCTAGCGTCGGTTGAAATGAATCAACCGGTGCGCCGGTATTGGGGTCAACACTCAAGTTTGGAATGTCAAAAACTCCAACGATTGAAACGGGGGCCAAATCTTGATTAATCGGCGTATAAATTGCGTCCGTTTTAAAAGTCGCAATCGCGGTTGTCAGTACGCTGTTAGCAAGATCGGCCCACGCCATTTTCTATTTCTTAGCTGTCCATCAATCCGGCGTTTTTAAGAGCCGTAATGATTGCAGCAATTGCAGTGTCGATATCATCGAGTCGGGTTTCAGTCCCGGTAAGAGGAGCAGCGTTTGAGCCCGTACCGTCTACACCGACAAGGTTAGTCCCAGCGGAGTAAGCAACGATAGCAGCCTTGCGGCCAGCCGCACTAAGCAATTTTACTTTTCCGGTTGTCTCGCCTGCGCCTGATCCCACGGCTTCCCATGCGATACCAGCGGCAAGGTCAGCGTCAGAGCTTGCGGTTTTTGTGAAACGCAAATTTGTCTTATCCCAAAACACGAGGTCACCTTGTGCCCATGCTTGTGATCCCACTTTTGCGAGTGAGAAAACACCGCACATTTGAACAGAGCCTGACCCGGTTGTCGCTGCAATATCAACTTCAGCAACACCGACTTGGTTCCCGATAGCTACTACCGCACCGCTAAGGATAGCCGCGCCTGCGTTTGCGTATTCGATTGTTTCACCTTCTTGTACATATTTTTTAGACATTTTTTTCTCCTAGTTAAAAGTTAATTAAATCTAACTTTTGAGCCGCCGGGGGTGTCCCCGACGACCCAAAAGGCAAAAAACTCAATGATTACGCGCCTGAATTGTAAACCATTCCGCGATAGTCAATGGCCTTGACTCCGACAACGTGCTTGCATTTAAGCTTGAGCCCGCTTGTGTCGAAATCTTTTTCGCTTGTGATTTCTGGGCCACTCATTCCTTCCAAATAAGCCACTTCGATGGTGTCAATTTGGGAAGGGGAGGCGATCATAAACCATTTATTGCCTGTCACGCGTGGGTCAACAATAACTTGCATGCTGTTTGCAAACACGTTGACGTTTGAAGTTTGAGCCGCGATCACTTGGTTCATTAACTTCAAAGCTTCAACTTCTTTTGCTGATCCGCAAACAATGAATGAAGGGATCAGGTTAAGATAGTCTAGACCGTCTAAAGTCTTTTGCTCGCGCATCAAGATTTTAGCAGCGGTTACGCCAGCCTCTTGGATTGCCGCAGCGGAAGGGAGGTTGCCGTGGTCAGCGTGGAAAAGAGCAACCGCGTCACTCATTGCAGCGTTAGCCAAAAGCAAATCATAAACCAATTTGCTCTCAAGTCGGGAAGCCGCAGCGCCGAAAAGAGCAGGAAGCCTAGAAAAAGCTTGGAGGTCATCGTTAATGATTGTTTCTTCGGTTACAAGTAAACCCTTGGCATATTTCACCAAGGAAATGCTTTCAGCCCCTTCACCGACGGAACCGTAAGTGAGCTCGCCGCCTTCAGATTGTGAAACAAGGCTAGGAGCGTCCCCAAATTGTATGCGCTTCATTGCTTTATAATCGGGCAATGTCCCCATAGAAACGAAAGGCATAAAAGTTTTAGGTTGCGCCTCATAAGCTTTTCTCAATGTCTTGCTTGCGACGTTTGCAAGGACAAGAGGGAAATCAGAAGTAGAAAGAGCGCGGGTCGCAATTTCTGACTTGGAAAGCCCCTTGATACTGCCTAAAAATTCTTCAGACATACGCATCAAAGACATTCCAACGTAGTCGCGGCCTTTATCAAGCACCACGGTACGGTCAACGCGGCTGAGAAGGGCGTTTTCTACGCCTTCGCGTCGTGTTTGTTTTTCGTCTTGCTCTCCCGCTTCAATGCGAGTTGTTTTAATTTCCAATTGTGCCTCTGCTTTCTTTTCAATAGCTAATTCGCGAACCTTTGAAAGCTCAACGCCCTCATTGATCATGCGGGTTTCAAAGTCTTGCCCAAGTGCAAGCTTTGTCGAAATATTTTTGATTTCATTTTGTCGAACACGTTCGTTTTTTGTGGCCTCGTCAGCAATTCGCTTTTGCTCGACTTGATCAATCTCAGTTTTTTCAACTTCAGTCATTTTTTCATTCTCCCTTGTTTCGGTTTCATTTTTAATTTCTATCGAAGGATCATTTTCAATTACTTCGCACGTCGTGAGGTTTCCTTCTTCACTCCTCACACTAGCGTTCGGATCGAACCCCATCGGGACGATGGAAATTTCTTTAGGTGTCCATCTTGTCGCAAGCAAATGCGGGATCGGGTCGCCGTCTTTTTGTGGTTGCCGCTCAAATTTATCAACGGTGTAACCAACGGAAACATTTTTCAAGATACCTGTCGAAATCTTGCGCCAAATATTGGCAACGTCAGGCGTGTCGGCAAATCGCACCGTTGCAATCCCGCTATTGCCGTCAAGTCGCGCACTTTCGACAACGCCAATCACTGACGCGTTGCTCCAAGCGTCGTGCGCGTCAAGCAAAGGAGCGTTTCCACTCGTGAGCCTGCTCATATCGACATGAGCGGGGTCCATTGAGAGCTCCTCGTAAAATTTTCCGTCCCAACCACTTCTCAAACCCTTTGCACCGGTTGCCCAAACTAGGTCAATCGTGCGATTTTCAGCGTTTAATGAGCCCGGCGAGAAATCCGCGCGGACCGAGTGCATGGGCAATTTAATTTCTGTTTTTTTAGACATGAATTAAAGCACCGCCTTTTATTTTGTTATTTTGAAACAAAATGTCATGCGGTGCAAATAAATATTAGCTTACTGACCAGCGACCGGCGCGGGGTCGGGTTGAAACGGTTGGGAAAGCTCAGTCGAAGTCGGCGCCTGCATGATGCCCGATTTCATTACCTTGCGCGGGTCCGAATCTAGTATGATCCCGAGCTCGTCAAGCTTGTCGTTTGATGATTTTATTTCGTTTAGGTGAGTATCCAAATCATAGCCCTGCTCTCTGATTGCGTCAGGTAATGATTGAAGCCCCGCGCGAACGCCCGAGACAATAGCACCAATCTCCTGAGCGGGATTAATCATTTCAATGCGCGGCGGTGTCCAAACGGCGCGGGCTCCTTCAGTTTGAAGCCCCTGAACGCTTGCCGCTTCCAAAAACCATTTGAAAACGGGATTGCAAAAGCGTGGAATAAAAAGGTTCCATTGCCATTTTCTCACGTTGCGCTGAAACTCCAAATGTCCCATACGGCCGCTTGAGAAATTCACATTAGAAAGGTCGCCGGTCATCGCCTCGTAGGTTACACCCCAACCTTTTGCAATTGCTCTCAAAACTCTTTCTGAGTGCCCGTCATTTGAGACGGCGGGAAGGGTTGGAAAAACAATGTCTTTTCCCGGCGGCAAAAATTCAACGGCACCGGCCTCAAGCTTGATATTAAAATTGTCCTCGGCTGCAACACTGTCCTCGGGGGCTTGGCTATCTTTAATAAAAAGAGCAAACATGCTTGCAATCTTTTGGCGCAGTAGTTGGGCGTCAGTATATTCGTCATAGTCCCGCATTTTAATAACGCAAGGAGCGCCCCAAGAAATCCCGCGCACCTGACCGGCACGGTCAACGCGGTATAAATGTAAAATGTCTTTTGCATCAACGCGCTCGGATTTGATCCCGCCCTTGTTTGACAAAATCATTTCACCGGGGTGTTGGTTCCAAAGCCAATAGGCAACGCGCTTTTTTTTCGCGTTAAACTCAACACCCTGTAAAATAAAACCGCCGTTGTCTAAAGTTCTAGATTGAAACGTATCAATCAAATCGCCCTCGGCAATTTCAATTTGAAAGGGCACGGGGATTGAATAGCCGTCATTTGGGTTGCGCCATTTCCGAATCACCAAACACTCGCCGCTCTCCGCAATCGAACGCATGACAAGAGCTTGGAGCCCGTAAAAATTATTGACCCCGTCACTGTCCGCGTCGATACTCTCGCACCACTCAAGCCAAGCTTGAGAAAGTTTATCAGCGGCGCGGCCTGATTTTCCTGTCACCGTTGACATGATGCCCGTACCAATGACATTACCTTCAATCACATTAAGAGCAGAGCCCGCATAAGGGTTATTTCTCACCAAGTCGCGAACGCGCTCGCGCACAAGTGCAAGAGCGTTGCCCACCTCGGCATTTGCCGAGCCCGACCCGGTAGTTAACCAACCTGCGGTCCTGCGGCCTTTTGAGTTAGCCTCATATTTTCTCATCATGTCGATTGCGAAACGTGCTTTCGTCCGTCTCAGCGCGACACTCGGGGAGATAACCGAAATTAAATCATCTAATAAATATTTTTTACTCACCTTTTAACCCCTTTGAAGTCTCAGGATAAAGCCTGCTTGCGGTCCCGTCGATTAATCCAAGAGCTCGGCGCAAAACGTCGCGGAGCCTAAGCATTTCTGAAAGTGATCGGTATTCAACTTCCTTGTCGGCGTACTTAACGCGGGTTGCTCCCTGTCCTATTGCTTCCTCTAAGGCGTCAAGTTGAGCTTGAGTAAATGCCATTTAATCCCCTTTTATTATAAGAAAGAGCCAAATCTTTTAGGTTTACGCGCCGTTTTGGGTGCATTAATTCCTTTTTTCTGAGTTTGCACGCTTTTTGGTGCAATGGCAATACCTTGCGCGCCTGCCATGTCTAACCATTGCGTCTCGGAGAAACGATCAAGCCCGACAATGCTTGCTGAGCTCCTTGCGTAAACCCGCGCATCAAGCGACTCATTTCGCTCTCTTGTCTTTTGCCATTCAAATTTTCTTTGACCCTTTACGACTCGGCTGACCATTTGCTCGGCGCATAATTGCTTAAAATACTCGTCGCCATACTCGGGAAAATGACAATATCCGGGCGCGTACTCCGCACCACTCGCGAGGGCCTCGTCACTTGGCTTTTCATTCTTGAGCCATGAGTAAAGCTCAGCCTTGGCAAGAGAAACACCAACGGGCCACACCTTTAAACCACGCGAAATCTTTTTGCCCCTGAAATTAATGTCAACCGCGTTTGGAGCTCCGACTAAAGTCGCAGCCGTTGCGGAGCCCTTCATCGCAAACACCCTGCTCGCGGGGTATCGCCTGACCCAATTGTAAACGTGTTGCGTATTATAGCCCGAGTCAACCCCCACCGCTTTGACGGGTACCTCGATCCCGTTTGGCCTGATCCAAACGCGGGAGATTTCCCGATCAAGTGCGGCCCATGTCGCGTCGTCCGAAGTGTCGCCGGGTATCACCACATAATCCATTGACCACGATTGTTTGTCTTGAGCCCAACCCACAAATTCAATTTCGATGCGGTCGCGTTGAATATCGACGCCTCCCGTAATAAATAAAACGCGGTCATTGATTTCGTTCGTTTTATATTTCTCGCGTCGATTGTAAACGGCGGCCCAGTCAGGGGCGTCACCTTCTTTTTCTTTCCACACTTCACCAAGGGTTGTATTGATGAACGTCTTGAGCTCCTCGCGCCCCGCGTGCTTTGAATCTAAAAACTCTTTTGCGATATGTCCCCATGTCGCGTTTGGGCTGAAAGAGTACGCGGCCCATATGTGAAAGCTTGCATGGCCCTCAAATGGGCGAGTCGCAACCCATTTGCCACGGGTCACCATTTCTCTTTTGTGCTCGTGTGAAATTTCTTTTGCGCAATTTGTGCAAACAAAATG